TCCGCATACCCACCTACATAAACTCCATTTTCGTTAATACCAAAGATACATCCACACTTAGTACCCCTGAATACCCACTTTTCTAGGAGTGCTATAGACTTCTCCTCTGTCTCTTCTTCTGAGAGATCGTCCATAGCTTCCGATGCCCAAGAGCGTTCGCCCATCCATGCAGCCCAAAGCTCTCTACAGTTGTTGATTTTCATTATCGTTTTTCTCCAAAATCCTTGTCCCCGTTATTTAGTGTCTGATTTCTCGCGTTCATGCGCCTATTATACCATAAGTAGAGGGGCTTGTCAAGCCTTTTTGTGGCGATTCATGCCTAAAAGCCCGTACCCGACAATATCCTGATAGGGATTCTCATCAAAAGCATCAGGATTATTGGCAATCCGAAACAGTTTATCAAGAATCCTAGCGATAGTGAGCAAATCGTCATACTGCTCGGGCTTGATGCCTTCGGGATACATTTGTCTAAGACACTCACCACTCCTACCAAAAGAATCCCCATAAGCCCGTTGCTTACCATGTACCAAAGCTCCAACTTGATCTCCTAGTTGTGAGAATACATTCATATTATAGTTCATCATCTGGGTTCCATCCTGCTTCACTTGTTAACCTCTTAAGAATGGTTGATATGTGAAGCAAGCTATCCTCTAGTTGCCCAATCTTCTTCTCTAGTTCTTTGCGCTCACGATAATTAGCCAAAGCCAAGGCAGCTATTTGACGAGAGCCAATCTTCCCACCTCTAATGCCTACATAAGTCTCAATATCATCAAGATAATTACGAAGATCCAAGTGGAGATCTTTTCCACCTAACATATCTCTCACACATTCATGTATCCAAAACTCTAAGGGCATATTAAAACCTTACTGGAATTGGATCACCCAACTCCTGAGCAATATCGAACAATTCTTTATAGACTTCATGAATCGCTTGTCTAGACTCTCTATAAGCACCCTCACTTGCAATATGAGCAAACTTCTTAGAGTGGGCTTCCTCCATGCGCTTGAGTCTTTTCTCCAGTTCCTCTCGTCTCTCTTGTCGTGTTTTCATCTTGTTTATTGTGGTTCTCTATCCAAGTTAGTAATTCGGTGTATGCTGTTAGTCTGCCTTTAGCAGCCTCTTCTAAGGAAGTCCCTCCATCTGTCTTGTACCTTTCATTCAGAATACGGAGCCACTTCGTTTGTTGTTTTTTTAGATACTCAATGAGTTCCTCCATCCTCTACCCTATGATATTATAGCATATCTCCTGCCAAAATCAAGCACCTTTTAGACTATTCTCTCTATTTTATGGTTGTTTTGTATCTCTCTACAGTATTCGTAGAACGCTCGTTCAGCGTCACACTTAGACTCTTCCAATCCCGCATTGATGGTTAACTCATCAACAAAAGGTGTGGAGTCCAGGTAACGCAACTTGTTCCACCTTGACCCACTAGACTGAGAGAACCCATCAAATGCATAAGTACAGAAGGTTCCCTCTGGGACCACATCTCTATGATATGGGCAGTCATTGATCTCTACGGCATCGCTTACTTCATAGTCCACTCCATACGCAGCGAGAGCAAGCGGATATGCTACCATCTCAGCTTGCCATACGAAGGGATGCCCAGCAGCAGCGATCAAAGATTTAATGACAATTGTAAAATAGTGGAACCCAAACACCACCTCCTCGGTGAAGTCTTCCTGTTGAATAAATATATTGTAACTACCAGCCTTGATCTTCTCGATATTACTTTCAGGCACTCTAATGCTCCTCATTAAATCAATTAGATTTAGCCCCCTCCAGGGGTTCCCCCAGATGTCTACAAAATCATCCGTAAATTCTTCCTGTCCTTGTAACCCAGAAGTGAACTTACATGAGTTATATGCATCCATCGTGGGGTAGGTCGTTAAGGTAGTTACAGTAGGATACCTATCCCATGCTGCCTCACCAAACATATAACAATCCATATCTAATAAAGCAATCATGTCATACCCCACATGGTATCCTTGTTTGTACACAGAGATGAGGGCAGAGGACTTATTAATTGCACAGTAGTCCATTGGTCCTCTATCCATCGTCTGATACATAGGACTAAATCCAATATCCAAATCCAAGGCTATCTTTACTTTAGGAAATAGAGAGAATATATTCTTGTAGTAAGTTGAGAAATAAGGATCCTTAAGATCAGAGACATAGAATGTAACACAGATGTCCTCTTCCTCCACCCCTCCCTTTCTCACCATAGAATAAAGAAATAGCTCTAGCATCCAGCCTCGATAAATAATACGATCCATCTTAGCTGTAGATATATCCACGCACCACAGAATCTTCTGCGAACTCACCTCTCTCCCTCCAGAGTAAATGTTTCTAGGGCTACGAATCCTTCTGGTAGTCTACTATCATTTTCTAAATTTTTGAGATCCTCATGAACACTCTCATTTATTAAACATCTCTTAATATTCCTAAATCCCGCAGCCTCCAAAGAACTACGCAGAGTTTTTTCATCATAAATAAATAAATGTCCCCAAGCTCTAACAAAATTATTTATTACATGAGTATTAGAGCAAAATACTGAAAAACTTTTAGCTGCCCATTGTATGTATCTTTTGTTTACATCAGCTTCACTATTGGTATAGAGGTCTACTAGAAATGCGAGGTCTGGGGTGGATACTCGGACTACTCCTCGGGGCTTGAGGACTCGATAACACTCTTTTAGTGACCTTGATCCCACCTCATACGGTAGATGCTCAATCATATGCTCACTAAAAATGTAATCAAACTCATTATCTGTGAATGGAAATTTATTCTCAACATTCAAGTGAATAACATCAGGAGAGGTTGGATTAGCATCGGAGTTAATCCAACCCTCTAAAACATTCCAACCACACCCTAAATTCAATTTACGCACTACACCTTCCCTCTGGTTAGCTGCTCCACCACTACCTGAGCCTTCTTCAATAATGCCAATCCGCTGTTCGTAATCCTATACTGCTCAAGGAACACTACTCTCTTGATCCCTGCTTGAATAATTAACTTGGCACAGTCATGACAAGGAGCCAAGGTAACATATAAAGTGCTGCCGCAAGAAGAGTTTGTCGATCTAGCAAGTTTAGTGATAGCATTAGATTCTGCATGAAGAACCTCGGGCTTAGTATGTATTTCATCGACATAATCGTAATATTCGCAGTCATTATTAAATCCTTTAGGGGTTCCGTTGTACCCCTCCGAAATAATCTGGGTATCTTTAACTATTATAGACCCAACCTTCTTTCTCTCTGCTTTTGAAAGCTTAGAAAGCTCATGAGCCATGTTCATGTACACTTCGTCTAGTTCTCTTTGATTAGCCATCTAAAGTAATTCCTAACTCGTCCATCTTAGCCTTCAACGAGGATACCCTGTCCTCCATAGAACGGGCGTAAGCATGATAAACAAATTTATATATCTTCTCATGATCAAAGAGTTGAGTTCTTTCATCTAGTCCCATATATTCTAATTCAAACAACATTACATTCATCGCTGTCTGCTCATGACAAGGTTTATGCTCTAATTCCAACTGCTCACCCATCTCCCACCACCTTTTATATATTTTTTTAAAATACTCCTTCCTTTCTTGGGTATCAACAACACACATTATTGTTCCTCCTCCCACAGAAAACGGTCTGCCCCTTAAGGGCTCATCGTCCAATATATAAAAGTCGTTGAATCTATCGGGGTTATATCGACCATATGCAAGGCTATTTGTAGAAATAACATTTTTACCTCCGCTTAAGAAGGACTCTATTTTTGTATTAAAATCTATAACCATAGCGTCAGCATCCATTAAAAAAACAAGGTCAAAAGACTCAAACAAACCATCCATCAATAAAACTTTATCCCAAGAAGGGAATCTCTCAGAGAGATGGTTAGGCTCTAGAATAAAAGTATAACCGTGCATTTTACAGTATAAAGAATTAACTCTAGTTGTATACTTTGAATAAGCCTCAATCTCTTTAGTAGCAAGTGTGACGAAAGCAATTTTATCATAGCCATGCTTTAAATCTACATCAGTCAGGGTCGAACAAGAGGACTGGTGAAATATTGGGGGGTTACACGCATAAATGTTATACTTAACTTGCGCCAAAGCAAACTCTACATCCACATGATCTTTTTTTCTAACAGCCTCTCCAGCAGCATAAGCAGCCGCAGAAAGGTAACTACGAGTGAGATACAAAATTGCATGGGAAGATAACATACTGTCTATTTTTAATAGATCTTTGACATCACATTTCTTACCAATAACCTCAACATGACCCCCAGACCACCCTAACTTAGAAATACCTAAATATACCGCATCTGCCCCTGATGGTACTTCTACTTCTGTCTTGAATCCTCGTCCTAAAATACAATCATCCTCTAACAGGATAAAGGGGGGCGTAAGTTGACTAAGAGTTAGTTGGTGAGAAAGCGCACAGCCAACTTTCCAGTTCGCAGAATGATATTCGCCCCCTCCCTCAACCCCCCTCACTCTCACTACATTTTTAAACCCCTTCTCCTTTAATAATCTTTCCATAGACTCTCGCCTCTCAACATCCTTATCCATGTTGATGTAGTAAACAGGAATGTCTAAAAGGTTAAGATTCATAATGTATTATAGTGGTACTCTCGTTAGGACTTGAACCTAAAACCTACGGATTAGAAGTCCGTTGCTCTATCCAATTGAGCTACGAGAGCATGGTAGGACGAGCGGGATTCGAACCCGCACTTGACA